CGCGCGTCCAGACGGCCTTCTTGACCTTCTCAGGTATCTTTGTCGCCTTCGTTTCCTTTCTCATCCTGCCTCCATTCCAGCGCCATACGCTCGAGTTCTTCCGGTGGCAGCGTCTCAATGCCTTGCTGTTTGCAGTCCTCAACGACCAGATCAATGAGCCGCGCCATTTGCTTTGTGTCGTAGGTGCTCGAGCCGTAGTAGCAAATGACGTTCGTGCAGCCCGGAATTTTTGACGCCATAATCTCCGTGCAGCGCCCGAGACCGTGCGATTCCCAGTCCTCCCGAAATCGCTTGACCGCTGCGTCCGGAATACAGATCGTATCGGAGTTGTCGCCAACGTCCGGGATATAGTGCCGGTAGACCTCTTCCGGCGGAATCCCAACCTTGACGGAAAGCTTATTGCAAAGCGCCCAAAGATATCCGTTTGCATCCAGACTCCGCTTCTTGCGAAATTCCTTGATCGTGACCGTGTACTTTTTCTGCGGGTTCATCTCCCCGGCTACCATCTGGGCTTGTCCGGGCATCTCCGGCCGGAGCTTCAGCCAGCTCCCTGCCGCGTCCATGCTCCACGAAGCTTCAACGACATTCAGCTCTCTCAACCGGAATGACCCCCTTTCTAAGACACTTCGCGAGATATCGAAGCCGTGGTAGATATTCGCTTTCTATCCATTCCCGATCATACGGTATCGGATGATATGATAATCTATCGTCCTCAATCTCCCGAAACCAGTTTCTGTAGTCTTCCGGTTCCAGATGGTACGCCACGATACGCAGATTCTTTTTCGCCGCGAACATTTCAACCTGTGCTTGCATCCAGTACGCGCGAGACACCTTGAAGGATTCGCCCCTGTGCGTCTTTACTTCCGATATTTCCAGTGCGTCTTCTCCGTCAAGGTTCACGCGCAGCCGGAGCCGTCGAATCCTGATCTGCCTGTCCATCTTCCGGATTCCGATATGCTCCAGAATCCGGTGCTCATAGGCACTTCCGGTTTCCATTTCCAGCGTCGAAAAGTGGTCGCGGTTCACGCCGAGCTTTTGCAGCCAAAAGCTGCGGAATGTCTTTGTATCCCATCTTCCCATGATCGCCGCCGTATCCGACGCTCCGAACCATCCGCTTCTGTCGTGATCGTGAATCATAAGCGTTTCAGCGTGTTTTCCAGATACTGAATGTTACCGAACGAGGCCATCAGCTGATCGAATTTCTTCTGATTCAGCCCAAGCCCCGAGAGGATATAGCTCATATCCGCCCCGTTTTGCAGCTTCAAAGTAATCAGCTGTTCGATTCTCTGCTTGATCGCCATAATGCTGTGCTGGGAAAGGTCATCGTCTGCGCGCTCCGTGTACTTGTCGTTCAGCCAAAGCTTAAACCCAAGCCCTGTGTGAATTGCCACGCCCTTCACAAACGCTCTCGCGTGAGCGTTGGAAATCCGAAGCTGATTCAATGTGTCATCGTAGACGACTAAGGAACCGTTCATCAGCGGCATATCCATTCGGAACGTCTTATCGTCGATGTGGATTTCAACGGAGACAAAATAGCACCCCGTCGTTCTGCCATTCTTGTCATGGACTTCCTTTGACTGGAATAAGTACCCGCCAGTCTCATTTTTCAGCGGCACAAAGTAGACCTCGCTCGCCCCGTTTTCGTGAAGCAGCATTTTACATTTCGCCCACGGAAGATACGGAACTTCAATCGGCTTCCCGTTATCATCCTTCGCCTTCCGCTTGTCGCAGAACGGCAAAACGTCGATCTGTACAAGCTCGTTAAATCCTTTCAGCATATTACCCTCCTTCTCAGCCGGGGCAGAACGTCTTCTTCTGATACCCCAGCTGCTCTAATATCCACTTTGTTCCCATCGTCTCTACCAGATCGCAGATGACATGATTGCCTGGGTCAAAGTTCTCAGAGTCGCACACGAAGATATCTCCATCGTTTCCGGCAAAGTATTCTTCGCCTTCGTAAATCTCAGCGCCGAACCGGTCAAACATGCACGGCGCTTGCTGCTTATCTTTCATATCCGGGTCTCCACCAATCTGTACATCGCATAGCGGACTTCGTCGCCATACCGGTTCGAGCTTGATACCATGTCCCGCTGAATCACATAGCCTTTTTTCTTCAAATCGGAAATTCTGGCCGCAAGCCTCATGCATCCAAGATCTCGCATCGCTTCCACCGGGGAAATGCTCCCGAAGTCGCGCATATACATCAAAACTCGATCTGCCTGTGTCATACTCACCTCCAAAGCCGCGTAAAGATCGTTCTGAAAACAATCTCACGATGCGAGACCTTCGGCGGAGCTGGCTTCGGTTCTTCGCATGTCGCAGCATGCAGCTTCTCAGCCGCCGCCTCATACTCGACCGCAAACCATCTCTGCCAGTTAATGCAGTGACAGTCTCCTCTTCCGGTCGTGCACGTTTTACACGGATATTCCATCTCATGCCCCCGTCAGTATCGCGCCGACGAAGAAGCACGCCGCCGCGCCGCCAAGCGTGACCGCCGCCCGGAACAGGCCGAAGCCCAGCATAACCGCCGTACCGCCCAGCAGCATACACGCCACGGAGAAGCAGGCTGTTTCCGCGATCTTCATCAGGCTCTTTTGCCGCTTGCGAAGCCGCACGATCTCATCCCACCTTTCGCCAAGCTCGCGCTCCCGCGCCGCCCGGTGGTTTAACTCCGTGATAATCTCAACGTCACTCATTCTCTGCCTCCACAAATTCGCCGTTTTTAAGCATGTACCAGGTATCCGGTTTCACCGTCTCACCATCGACAATCGCGGCTTTGACTGCAAGGATGGGGTATGTTTCGCCATTCCATCTCCCGCGCTCTATACAGCAGATTGCGCAGCCAAGCGCGCCTTTTGCTTTGCACTCGCATCCAGCGGCAAGCGCTATCCCGGATTTGCCGGTGGCCGATGCTGCGCCCAGATATCCGGTGGCCGATGCTGCGCCCCGATTGCCGGTGGCCGATGCTGCGCCCCGATCGCCGGTGGCCGATGCTGCGCCCTGATATCCGGTGGCCGATGCTGCGCCCAGATATCCGGTGGCCGATGCTGCGCCCTGATATCCGGTGGCCGATGCTGCGCCCTGATCGCCGGTGGCCGATGCTGCGCCCTGATATCCGGTGGCCGACGCTGCGCCCTGATCGCCGGTGGCCGATGCTGCGCCCCGATTGCCGGTGGCCGATGCTGCGCCCAGATATCCGGTGGCATGGTTTTCTTTTTCATCGTCTGCACGTTTGATTGCATCATCAAATCCAATCTGCTTTTTGATGTACTCGACCTGTGCTTTCACAAGCCCCGGAATGCCAATTTCTGCTTTCAACGTCATTTTCTTTGCGACGATCTTGCTATCGTCACTGCTCCGCTCGTCCGATACATCATCTGCCTCCGCATCGAAATACCGGCTGCAGTTCGGCGGATAATATTTCAAAACGTCCAGTGGCATTTCACAGGCATGCAGCCCGCATTCGCAAGGCTTCGCTTTTTCTTCGGTTGCCATCTCGCCAGGCACATATTGCTTGCCGCGGCACACCATGTTCTCGTCTGTGCCTTTGTATACCTTCATTTCATCCTCCTTAAATAATCTTCCTTGCCGAGTGGGGCTTTTCTGTTTGCTGCATAGCCTTTGCGTCTCTGAGCCCTTCGCAGCCCTGCCTCCGCTACGCATTGCCGAGCTTTACATTGCCTTTGCTGTGCTGATCGGTGCTCGTCTCTGCCCTTGCCTGTCAGAGCAAAGCGCGCGTTACTACGCCGTTGCCAATCCTTGCTTTACTTCGCCTTTGCCGCTCGAAACTATGCCATGCCATCGCGTCGCTTATCCTAGCCTTTCCATCGCAAAACATAGCATCCCATGCCGCCGCGAAGCCAGACTATTCTTTGCCTTTGCGAGGCACATCAAATCTCTACAGTGCCGTTTCCGCGCCAAGCCGGGCTGATCAATGCATTTCCTTCGCCACGCATTGCATTCCAAAGCCATTGCTCACCTTGCATTGCACGACCAAGCCTTTGCTTCGCTACGCAGCTCCAAGTCATGCCATCGCTACACACAGCAGCCGAAGCCCTTGCCGAACATAGCGATCAATGCCGCTGCCATCAGAGCTCGTCATAGCTCCACCCCGCCATTGCGTTTCGTTGCGCTGCCCTGCCATTCCGTTGCTTGGCTGGGCCTTTCACAGCAATTCCCCGCGTCGCCCTTGCCGTCAAAGCCAATCGCAGCCCTGCTGTGCCATTGCTTTGCTGTGCCGATCACGGCCGCTCCCGGCCCCGCCATCGCACTTAATCGAGCACTTCGTAGGCGAACCGTCCCTTTCCGGAGTTCCGCCACTGGCCAATGCCTCTGAGCCGCCCGTAATCCAGCCATTCCAAGACGATATCCTTGTGCGCTTTTTCATCCAGCATCGTAATTTCAAACTCAATCGTGCTGCCCGCCGGGGCTTCTTCAGAATTCGCCAAGCTGACACGCTCGCCCTGCGGGGTCTGCGCTCTCAAAGGCCGCTGACATTCGCCAATCTCGCCGTTGACGGAAATCGGGATGTGCCGGGGCTCGACGAAGATCAGACCGTCGATGATCTTCTTGTAAGCTTTCAAGCTCGAGCTCTTTGTGCTCTTGACTCTTGTCAGCATACCGCAAGCGTCCTTGAAGAACCCCTTGATCTGGTAATCGTAAAGAACCGGACATCCGTTCGCGCGGGGGAACACCGTCATTCCCTTGTCAGCCACCACGTCCGCACCCAAAGCCGCGATTTCGGCCTCGATCGTAGTAGCGTCCGGCGCTTTCGATGCGATGAAATCCCGCGCCACGTTCTCATTGCTCGGCCACGTGCCAAGCACAGGCTCCAAAAATGTTAATCTGACTTTCATTTGCGTTTCCTTCCTTTTCATTTGTTCTAAGATTTTTTGCATCAGTCTTTGAAGAAGTCTTTCATGCGTCTACCTCCAATCCGAGGAATCGCATAAATGGGATTCTCGGGATTTTTACCCGGCTCGGGGTCGGGCAGCATACCGGGAAGCCAAGCCGCTCCGGCCTCTCCCGCGCCATCATCCGCAGCCACTGAGGACTACAACCGAGAATCTTTGCCGCAACGTCCGCGTTGATCATGTCCGATTCCGAAGACATCAGCTCCGCCAGATTTTGAGTTGCCATCGTTATCCCTCCATTTCTGTTTAATAATTTTTCAGAAATACTATCTATTCCATTTCCATTTCCTAAAGGTAATACCGTGGTATTACCGGAAGTGTTACCACACTGTCTATGTGGTTCAGGCTTCCTCCTTTTCCGTCTGAGCCTCTTTTACAAGGCTCAGGCCTCCTTCTCTTTGCCCATCAGCTGGGCGGCTGCCGCCATGCCCTGAATGTAAGCCAGCGCCGTTTCGCGCTGTGCAGGCGCAAGCTTGTTCATTTCAACAGCAATTTCCGTTGCTTGCTTCTTCTGTTCTTCCGACATCGTATCACCTCACTTTTGTTTCTCCATTTTGTAACCTGGGTTCATTTTAGCACGCCTGAGTTTCATTGTCAAGCACTTTTTTGAATCTGGGTTTCATTTTATTCTTGACATCTTTTTTAAAGTGTGGTAATCTAGGCTTGCGCAAAGGAGGTATTATATATGGAGGATATTAACAACCGAATCGATCTTCTAATCAAGGATCTTGGAATTACGAAAACGAGATTTGCAGAATCGCTTCATGTTTCTTCGCAGTTCATCTCGTCTTTGTGCTCCGGCGCAAAGCAGCCAAGCGAGCGTACCATTTCTGACATTTGCCGAGAATTTAACGTTTCCCTCGATTGGCTGCAAAGCGGCAACGGCGAGATGTATGTGCAGCGCAGCGCAAACGAAGAACTAGGGCTAATGGTTGCAAGCCTTATGGCCGAAGCTGATGAGTCGTTCCGGAAGCGCTTTGTTTCCGCGATGCTCGAGCTCCCGCCAGAGTTCTGGCCAGAACTCGAAAAATTCATAAAAAAAATAGCCCAAGACGACTGATCGTCTTGGGCTACGTTTTTCTCATCGAACAATGTTTTTGATGAGCAGCAATATGATGCATAGTTGGTCTCCTGTGGCTGCTTCTAAGTGCCGCATAATGTCGTTTTTTGTCGTTTCCATTCTTCCATCCATAATTTTCTCCATTTCCGTCAAATTTTAGGTTGTTTTTTCGTGCAGGTTTCAGGTTGTGGATGCAATGTCTCGATGATAAAATAAAAATGCGCGTAGAAACTGCGTGCCCCCTATGGCGAAGCGGTGGTGATTGCAAATTTTTAACTTATTTAAGCGGCGCAAAAGAATAAAATTTACTGTTGAAACGCATGCGTTTGAGAATGGCCGTGAAGTCGAGCTTAGGTCTGATGCGTCCACGCCTTGCGAGCTTCCAGATTTCAACGAATTGAAATTCGTAAACGATCACATCAAGCCATACGAAGATATCATGATTGGGTTTGCCACCACGTTAAAAGGCAAGCATAAGATTGATGATGAAATTAAGCTTCTCGAATGTGAGATTGCCGCGTATAACGATCTTCACCAATTCTGCATATCCTGCGGTCAAGCCCAATATTTTTTGGAATCATGGGTAGAGCCTTTCCGGCATGAGCCAGAGGCTACTACATATATCTCTCCCGCAATTGATCGCCTGGATTATCTCAAGGAAAACTATCAGACGTTAAAGCGGCAGGAAAACATAAGACTAGCGCTGCTTCCAACCTTAGATGCGAAATTGCTTGTCTTTATCGATACGAACCAACCAATTTTGCAAACAGACATATACAAAGCGTTCGACAGTGCCGTCAAGGAAGATATCAAGGAACGTCTTTATTTTTGGGATAAAGAAGGCCGAATTTCCAGAGTGAAACGTGGCTCCACATACGTAGTTTCAACCAATACATCTTGGTGAAACCATTATTTTGATGGAGGATTCTATAATGAAAAGAATACTCGCATTCGTTCTCGCTGCGCTTCTTCTGACCGGCTGCGCGGCAAAAACCACGAAGAGAGAACCAGATAAAGAGAGGGAAACAGAAACAATCGCCGTTACTGACGCAAAGGTTGGCTCTTCTCCAGAAGTGCCGGAGCCCGAAGAGCCGATTGTTCAGGAACCGCCCGAGGTTCCCATTGCGCCCTCGTTCGATGAGCCAGTTACAGAAACAACGTCACAGAAATCATCCGGTGTATACGTTGGAAGTGTTGACTCGGATAAATACCATAATCCTAGTTGCCGCTTTGCAAAGGAAATCCTCCCAGAGAACGAAATCTGGTTCGATAGCATAGAAGATGCGCAGAATTCTGGGTATTCACCTTGTGGAGGCTGCCACCCTAAATAATATTATAGCGCAATGTTTACACCCAAAAATAGAAAAGAGGAAAATAAGATGGACACTGTAGAAAGACCCGTTCCAACCGAAAATCAAAAGTTTTGCAAATTTTGTGGTGCGATCATCGACAAGGACTGCGTGATTTGCCCGAAATGTGGAAAGCAAGTTGAAGAATTAAAGTCCGCGCAGCCGAACGTCGTAATCAATAACACGAACACAAATGCGAATGTGAATACTATCCGCGGGTATGGTCGTCCGAAGAACAAATGGGTTTCATTCTTCCTTTGCCTTTTCTTCGGCATGATCGGTGCGCATAAATTCTATGAGGGCAAAGTTGGAACAGGAATCCTGTATCTCTTTACACTTGGGTTGTGCGGGATTGGATGGGTCATTGACACTATCACAATCTTGCTGAAGCCGAATCCTTATTACGTCTAACTCATAAATTTAGAGTTCTGCCACTGCTCCCGTGTCTCGCCTACATCTGAGACGCAGGCAAAGAGCATGGGTGCACCCTTGATGTAGTCCAGGCTCAGACTGTGGACGTCTTTGAAAAGCGCCCCGTCTACGATGATGTTTACTTTCCCGTTTTCAAAGCGAATATTGATGCTCTGCATTTGGTGTACCTCCATATTTTAGAACGTTCGTTCAATAATTTCAATTTGGAATCTTCTACAAAGAATACCTTGCATTTTCTTCGTCCGGCAACCCTCGTAAGCGGCAATTATGGGACAGACTATTTTGTATAATGGAATGTTTAAGATCGCCCCACCGTCGCTCCACCGGCGGTGGGGCTTTCTCACGCGCCTGTAACCAGCATAGCAAAAGCGGGAGAAATGTCCACCCTCAAATTGGTAAAATCATACCAGTGGCGGAAGAATCAGCGAAATATATGTGAAAATGGAGGTATATCATGTCGGCAATTCAGGAGCTCGCCCCATATATTTCTGCATATCAGGGGAAAATCAAGCGGGCGAAAGAAGATCAGCATTACACCATCGACAGACTTGTCGAAGAATCCGGCGTTTCCAGATCGGCTGTCACGAAGCTCTGCGCAGGAACACAGCAAGACCCGAAACTGTACAATTCTGCCGCGCTGTGCCGCGTTCTCGGGCTGTCGCTGGATGAGCTGTTCGGGCTTGTCCAGCCCACAGAAAGCCCGGAAGAACTGACCGAGCAGATTCATCATGTCGAGATTGAAAACGCCAAGCTGGAGGCAACAGCGGCAGTGCAGAGCGCACAGATAAGGTCTACACATACAATGTGTTACGTTCTCGCCCTGTTTTGTATGCTGCTCTCCTTCTCTCTGATTGCCTGCCTTGTAACGGATGCGCAGATTCGGAGCACAGGTCTCATTCGCGATGGAGATTTGTCCGTGGCCGCATGGATTTGCATTGCCCTGATCGTAGGTTCAGCGCTGGCTTCGGCAATTACTTTCTATGCAATCCGAAAAGAACGTGGAGGGAAACATGGAGTGCATCAAGTGTAAAAAAGAAATCCCAGACGGCGCGCCCTACTGCTGCTGGTGCGGCAAAAAACAGGAAGCGCATCGAAACCGGACACGCGGGAACGGGCAAGGAAGCGCCTACCAGCGTGGGAAGACGTGGACTGCTCGGTGGACTGAAAGGACGTATCTTGACGAAAACGACAAGCTCCATCAAAAGATGAAGACAAAGGGCGGTTTCACATCAAAACGCGCCGCCCTCCAATATGCTGCGAACCCTCCGAAGGAAGAGCAGCGAAGCCCCACTCTCAGAGAATACTATAAAACATATCTGCGCGGAGATTACCTGTCCTTGTCGGCGAACCGGCAGGGGGCAGCAGAAAAAGCTTTCGAGCGCATGAAGGAGCTCGCCGACTGCGAAATTGACACGCTCACCATCTCACAGATACAGGATGCTATCGACCGCAATGCCAGCACCTATTACACGCGGAAGGACATGAAAACAGTCCTTTCACACTGCTATAACCTCGCGATTGCTGAAAAGCAGACTACCGTGAATCTCGCGGAATACATTAAGCTCCCGGAACTGGACGAAAAATCGCCGGAGCCGTTTACCGACGCCGACGTCAAAAAACTATGGGAAGCGTATGCAAAAGATCATTTTGTCGGTTTTATCCTCACGATGATCTATACAGGCATGATGCCGGGAGAACTGCTGAAGCTCAAGAAGGATATGATTGACTTTGAGAAAAACGAGATCGTCCGGGGCGGCATAAAAACAAAGAAGCGGAAAGAAACGCCTATGGTCTTCCCGGATTTCGTTGCGCCGGTGCTGCATGAACTATGCGAAGAAAGCAAGTCGCGCGTCGGAAATATCTGCTGCATAAACAAAGATAATTTTTACAAGAGATATTATGAGTGTTTGGAGCTTGCCGGAGTTCAAAAGCTGCCACCTTACTCATGCCGCCATACAACCGCTACAGCCCTCGCGATGAAAAACATAGACCCGTTTACGATCAAGGAAATCATGCGCCACACGAAGATCACGACTACCCAACGGTACGTACACCCGGACATGAAAGGCATGGTCGATGCCGTAAATCAGTTGCAAAACGACTCGCCAGAGTGAATTATGTATGCTACAAAATATGTTACAAATGCCAATTTCCCCAGTGTTTTCAATGGTTTTTTCTCCCCTGCTAAGGGAGTAGTCGTCTAAAAAGCGAGCGAGAGTTCGAATCTCTCCTTCCGCGCCAAAGTACCGATTTTAGCTTGAAAACAGCTAAAATCGGTACTTTTTTATGCTTTTCACCCTGTTTTCTGCGTATTTTCAAAAAGCGAAAAATCACGTTATGACACGCTCTGTAACATAAAATCATTCCACGTATGCTACATTGTATGCTACAAATTAAGTACAATGCGAGGGGACTCCCCTGTTTTTTGCTACATGGACTTTATTTTCCGAAGCACAGAATCATAGACTTTTCGGTTCACAAGCGATAATGTGTCCATGAGTTCATCAACGACCGTCCAAGCCTTCGCCGGGTCTTTCCCGGCTACCGCAAGCAAAAACTCACTGTCTCCGTACTCGCCCACGGTAGCCGGTTCTGCGATCACAGGGGTGGGATCGCCGGAGTAGTAACCCACAAACTTATCTCTGGCATTCTCCGCTCCCTGCATCTTGTCGCGTATCACATATAGGTTCGCCAGTTTGGCATAATTGGGATAGCTGGATTCTTCGTATTCCAGCCGTGCTATTTCCTTTCGGATTTCGGCTTCATCCAGCATGTCTGTCCCCCCTTATGCTCTGTCAATCTGCTCCATGCAGCGCCGGATAGCCTCGCGCGTCTTATCATCGTCCGCGTCGCGCATCATGTCTTCCAGCGTCGAGCGCATATGCTCCCGAGCATCGGTCCGACTGTATCGCCCCATAGAATCGCGACGCCTGCCACGGTAAGAGCTGCCGCGCCCATACGTGCCGCGCATGTCCGCCTCCCACTCTCCGTCACGCGAATACCCGCCATCCTCGAGCATTTCGATTTTATAAGTGTTCTTGATGGAACTGGTAAGCTTCTGGATGGCATCCAGATCGCCAGCGGACATTTCGCGCTTGTCGGCGATTTCGTCCAGCTCCTTGCAGAGCATTTCCCGAAGATTTCTTAAATCGTACATATTCCTTCCTCCCTTCATGCTACTCTCTCGACGGTCAGATTGCTGTTCGCGAAATTGACCGCCTGCGTACTTGTATTACGCATACCTATCGTCACACAGCAGCCCTTCGGTACGCAGACCTGTGCAGAGACGTAGATATTAAAATAATTCTCAACTGCTGCCGGAGTGACCGTAGCCGTAGCGCTTGCCAGTGCTTCGCCGTTGATGGAAAGCGCTGCGGTAATCGCTTCGACCGTGCCGCCGGTCGGGATGGCGATGTTGCCGCCGTAGGAAATTTTGAAAACTGCCTTACACTGGTTTGTCAGCCCGCGAAGCGTCACAAGCCCGCTTCCCTCTCGATGCACAATGCACGGCTTGCTGTTGACCGCTGTTTCGGTCAGAGGCACATTCTGACCGGATGCGACGGAGACGATATTGGAATTCGTAAATTCAGCCAATTCCATACACCTCACTTTCATTTGCACTCTTTCCTGCGCAGACAGGCATAAGCGATGCCATCATTGAGGTGATAGATTCAGCATAATTCGGCTTTTCCATTTCGTCGACGGTTTTTAAGATCAAACCATACGTCGACAAATCCATCACACTCATTTTGTTCAAATCCATATCCATCAGGTAGTCAATGTACTTTTCTTTCACGTCCTTGAATGTTGCCATAAAATCATTCCTTTCTAAATGCGTCGAATTCGACACGGTTAAAAATAGCGGCGGGACGCTTGCCCCGCCGCGTTTCTTGAGTATCGGCGGTAGGCCGAACATTTTGTTGATGCCAACAAAACATCACAAAAAGCTCTACGATGTGGAGTTGTTACGCGCAGTTTCTGCAACCGTAGTTGTAGCCGTTATTACATCCAGAATACTGGTACGGGGCCGGAACCTCAAATGCAGGAACCGGGCGCGGATTGTAATACGCCAGCTGCCCACTTACGTAGGACTTGAGCGTGTCGTTCTGCGCCGCCTGAGAAGCCGCCAGCTGCGCCGCAAAGAGCTGCTGGTTCTGCTCGGCAATCTTGCTGTCCTTCGCTGCAAGCTCCTGCGCGGTCAGACGCTGGTCGATGCTACGGAAGCCGCAGTTCATCGCGTCGATGATGTCGCGAGTGCTGTTCTGCATCTGGTTGCGAGTGTCACAAGCCTGCGTCGCGAGGTTATAATTGACGCCCTGAATCGCTTCTCTCGTCTCACAGCAGCAGTTTGCAGCCTGCATCGCCATGTTGTTCAGCTGCTGCATAAGCGCGGCCTGCTGGTTGCAGCGGGAAAGCTCCGCCTGAGAGAAACCGGAAGTCACAGCCTGCGTTACACCGGCAAAGCCGTTAAGCATCCCCGTGTTCATCGCATAGAAGCCGTCGCAGATACCATTGTTCACGACGTCAATCTTTCTTTCGATGTTCGAGAAGTCAGAGGCCAGAACATAGCCGTCAACAACGCCGCCGCTGTTCCCTCCACGATTGCCAAAGCCGTTTCCGTTACCCCAGCCGCAGAAAATTGCGAGGAACAGGATAATGATCCACCAGCCATTACCGCCGCCCCATCCGTTTCCGCCGTCCGAGTTTGCCGGAACGACAGGCATGTTCATAGGAATACCATCGCCATTCAAACTCATAGTTTTCTCCTTTCGTAGATTTTGAAATTTATCTCAATCGTGGCCACGATTTTGACCGTTCAGCTGTTCGGAATTTCTGAACTACTGCATCAACTGCTGAAACTGTCCAGCCATCTGCTGTAGCTGGTTCAACTGCTGCTGCGAGATTTTCCCAGACTGTACCAGCTTCTCAACCTCCGCCCTCGGGTCTCCCTGAAAGCTCTGCTTGAACTGCTGAAACTGCCGCATCATATTTTGAAACTGTCCCATCATTCCGGGCATTTGCCCGCCGCCGAGCGCGTTAAACAGAGGATTCATTGTCTGCCTCCTTCACCTTTCTAACGGGCTTGACGCTCAGAGCCGCCACCTTTGCCGCCAGTTCGTCAAAGTCCTTGCGGGTCACGTATTCCACCGTAGGAACTGTTTGTGGCGCTGTGGGGCTCACAGGGGCTGTAGAGCGCTCTACAAGGTCATACGTTGTCATTGCTGGTTTACCGCTTGCGTCGGCTTTCTTCACATACACAACCGGCGCATTCATGTCCCAGAGCGTGACGGCGTTATTCGGCGCGACGATAAATTCGTTTGCCGCCTTTTCGTTCGGAACCCAGATGATAGACTGTCCCCCGCTCGGTTGCTGTGGCTGGGGTTGTGGAGTCGGATACTGCATCGACGGCGCAGGCTGATACTGTGGACGCATCATTGGTTCTTGCATCATGGGCGGCTGATTGTAAATCGGCTGCTGATACACATAGGGCTGTTGTCCGAACATCATTTATCCTCCTTTTCCCAGTAGAACAGCGGGATTTCGTTCCCGGAATCCCAGCTATCGAAATACTTTCCGTCCTCTACGCACACGACGTGGCTTGATAGAGCTAGTACATACACACCGCGCGGATGGTCTCTCGCGAATTCCTCGACCGTATAGCAGTCCGGGCATGTGTTCGGCACAACATTCCGGGTAAATCCCTGCTGCCGGAGGTACGCGCCCCAGACACTGTTTGACGATGGCATGTCTCCCATCTTCAACCCTTGTAGGCAAAGCCCAACATATGTTTCATCCCAGCTCTTTCCCGTCGCCTTCGCAATCGCCCGAACGGTACAGTCTCCGACTTGTTTTCCTTCCGGGTTTGGATTGAAATAAGAAAAGCCCATACCGAACACTCCTTTGATGTGTCCAGTATGGGCTTTTTCGTATTTTCGTGTGCCTCAGTTGTGCCTCAATTTTGCTTATCTCGTCATCTCTTTAAAATATGCTATGCTCCAAACGCCTTGCTGCTCGAGTGTGAGGCATTTGTCAAAGTTGGCCGTAAACGTATCGATGTCGATTTTGCCGTACTGCTCGGCGATTGCGCGGTCGATATCGTCCGTTGCCTTGCCCATCGCGTGGAGCTTGCGGACCATAATGGTCGCCCACTTGATGGGGAATCTCTGCGCGTTGTCGATGTCGCTCTGGCTCCTTGTATTTGTGGCCTTGCGGCAGATCGCAAAGATCACGGCGAGCGCCTGAATCTGCTCGGTTGTCATAGTCGTCACCTCCCTGTTTATATACTCACCAATCCAGCCCCGCAGGAGCTCATTGGGTGTTGTCCCGTCCTCTTTTGCTGCCGCCTTAAATTCTTCAGCAAGCTCACGCCGCACTCTAGCGGCGACGTTTGTCATGTTTTCGGCCTGCCACTTTGCAGTGGCACGGCGCTGCGAATCGCTCTGCATAGTTCCACCTCCAATCAGCAAGGCATGGGGTCGTCGAGGTCCGCCGCGCGGCGCAAGGCTGCTTTTACAGCCTCAAGGTCGAAACTCTCAACGGGCTCCGAATTCGCAACCATCATCTCTGCCATGATATCGCCGGTTTCGTCCATGTAAACCTGCGCGTTCACGGCATTCGCGAAGCGGGTCAGCAGATCGGCTCCGTCTTTATACGGTGCCATTTTCTTTTCGCGGTCTGCTCTGATCGCCGCGAATTCAGTTTCCGTGATAAACCCTTCGCACATAAACTTGTGCGCCGTTTCCACCTCCGCATAAATTCTACTTTCGATGGTGCTGAGTTTATTTGACGCGTAGTAAAGTTTCTTTGTATTGATGCTCTTGATTTCCATTGTTTGTTCCCTCCCGGCTTTCGCCTTGCTTTATCTTATGGCCTTAATATATAGTATTAAACACTATATGTCAAGTACTTTTTTGCAAAAATATAAAAAAATAAGCGCCGAGAAACCGGCGCTTATCTCAGTTATACAGTTTTTTGGATGTGCGCTGCATCTCCCGCACGATACCCGGCAGGCGGCGTTGCACCGTAGCGCGGCCAAGATACAGCTCTGTGGCAACGTCTACCTGTGGTAACTTATCCACAAAATACAGTTGCGCGATTTTTGCGTTCTCCCTTCCGAGATTTGCCTGATAGATGACGGTTTCCATGTCTTTCCTCGTCAAACAGCCAAGCTCCGGCGGGAGTTTTGCCCGCGCCTGCGGTGCCATAATAACACCACCTTACTTCATCGCAGCTGCGAGTTTTTTGAGAAGATCGTCACCGTACTTGTATCCGGCGAGGTAATCGATCGTGCTGTCTGTAAGACCGGCCTTCTGCCGGATGGTCTTCTTTGCTTCTTCAACCTCGGCGTCGACCTTCACGGTGTCGTACTCGACCCACGGGAGCTTTCCGTGCTTCTGCCAATTGCGGGCGTGGTATCCGGCTTTTGTGCCGATGTTCTGGACAGCGGTAATCTGTGCGCCGTTGTCCCAGATCGGGGTGCATTCGACCGCTAGACCGTCACCGATGTACATGCCCCAGTGACCGGGCATCCAGAGACCTTCGCCGGGGATGAGTTTGTCCCATCCGGTCGTGGACACGTCCTTACACTTTGCGATCATGCCGTCGGCAGAAACATCCGGCACGCTGTTCGAGGCGTACCTTGCGCCGCCGTAGTAGGCGTTTTTGTTTCCGTTCCAGCCCCAGAGAATGCCCTTTGTCAGGTTCACGCAGTCAAAGCCATAGACAACTTTTCCGATGAGGCTGCGCAGATATGTGACTCTGCCGCCGGTGTACCAGTCCGGATACTGGGCGGATTTTTCATCAATGATCGTCTCGCCTACAGGGGAGCCGAAGCAGCCCCACATGTAGACGGTCTTGTAGTTCTTCGCAACGTCAATGTGCCTGCGCACAAGCTCGGATGCTTTCATCATTTCTGTTCGCCCTCCTGCGGCGTGCCCGTGTTGTCAATCGCGTCCTGCGCCTTCTGGGACTGAGTCCCGAAGTAGAAGGTGATGACCGTAAGAAAGATCGTCAGGAAGTCCTTGCCGGTGATGTCTCCCCGCAGGGCGAGGACGGCAAAGACGATGGTCAGCGAGAGTGTGACCAGAGATTTGACGCTCAGAAGGTTTCCGAGCCTTTTCTTGATATTATCCACGCCTTACGCCTCCTCTCTTAGCGCAATTGCTTCCGTGATTGCAAGGTTCGCACGAAGCATCGTATCTTCCAGATGCGTCAGCGCCAGACTGCGGTTTCTGCTGGGTGGAAGCTGCATAAGGAGCGCTTCCGCCGCTTCCAGCTTAGCCCGGATGTTTTCCGATAATGCCTTGTCTGCCTCGTTAAAGGTTCTTCTCTGGTACATAATTTTCTCCTTTCATTCTACCGGTTCATTTTTCTTTGCGAATACTCGTTTAAATGCCAGCAGGCCCAGTTCTGAGACTGACGCGCCTCCGGCGTAGCCGAGTACGTCAGACAGGTCGACCGACGTACCCAGCTCCGGGTTACTTCCGACTGCGATAAGGACAGCGATGGTTTTCAGCGCGCACGCCCAGATCAGCACCATCGTCAGGAGTCTGAGCAGATAGATGACGATGGTGCGCGCCATCTCGCCTTTGCTCCACTTGCCCTTTACTCGCATATCAGCCACCCAGTCCCGCCAGAGCCAGCGCATAGCCGACTAAGCACGAAACAATCGCCGTGACCACGGCTTTGATCAAGCCCTCCCAGCGGCTCGCCGGGACGCTCTGGAGGCGCTTGACGGCAGCGTCCATGCTGTCAACCTTGCTGCTCATGGTCTTCATCTGCTCTGCCATGACAGCCACAGACGTTGATAAGTCCAGCAAAGCTTTGTTATCGGTTTCCAAATCTCCGATGCGCCGCTCATTTCCCTTCGCAAGCTTTTCAACGGCAGTGATTCTGTGTTCCATTTCTACTTCATTCATATGCGCTCCTTTCTCGACGTGCAGTGATATGTTAATTCCAATTAACGATATATGATCCCATTACCGTATCTATCTTGTATGGCACATTGACCCCTACAATAAGGTCGAAGAAATTCGGGACGGTAATTCTTTTGGCAGTGGAGTCATACACTGCTGCTAGTTGCGAATACGTGCTATTACCGATTTGTATAATAAAGTCATATGTATTGGGATACTCATCCATATAAGGACTTGATAACACCATTAGCCCAGGCTGATTATATTCCAGGACGCCATCTATCGGTTCACCGTTTAGTACATTCTCATAATCAAACGCGCTTCCGTTGATTAGAGCAAAAAATACAAAATGTTTACCAAGATCAACTTTCGAAGTATCGAGATAAAATGTCTGAGCATCCACGTCAATATTGTAAATATCAGGTGTTACTGTATTGACTTTGGTATCCACACTGCCTGAGCTCGCTTGGATGTTGTTGATGGCCGTGACAAAGCCATCCGGATAGACAAGCGGATCGGTCGTGCCACCCTTGGAGCGGATGGCGTTCGCGACGGCGGTCAGGTCGGTAACATTGGTCAAGCGTTCTGTTAGATCATTGGTAATGCTCCCTGCCATTAAAAGCTCCCTCCATTCGCATTCGGCACGCTCGCCGCTGCCCACGCTCCATCTACTACGCGTAAGAATTTGCCGTTGTCTGCGGCTGTAACGCTTGGAAGCCCACTATTGTTATTCCATTTATCCTTGTTATTCCTTACATCACCGATGGCTTCGTCGATCTGAGCGCCAGTGTATGCACTGTTGTAATGTTCTGCCATAATATCACTCCCTCATGCACAAAAATTCGTGTCCGTCAGCAGTAAGCATGACATCGGTTGTACCGTCCGTAATGAATCCATAATTATCGTTCCAACTCCCGTCTTCCGCCTGCGCGAACAAGGAGATTCGATATGTGCCATCTCCAGAAAGCAAAAAATCGTCATACACGTCAAAGGTTCGAGATCTTCCTGCTGGGGTCTGGGAGAAGGACGCGATAAGTGCCCCTTTCCCTCTACCCCAGTCCTCCCCGGACTTTGTGGCGCGGCACTCAAACGCCTGATATGCAATGTCCGAGGAGAATGAAACGGTGATCGAATCGAAACCAGAGACTGCCGAAATTTTATTTCCGGTAATGGTAAACGTCAGACCCGGCGCAGACATTACGCCACACTCCATGTACCGGCGGCGTTCTTGACGAACACCTTGACAATCTTCGTGCCATCGCCGGAAGATGCCGCTGCAAGGTCTGTACCCTTGATTGTGACATTGATTGCCGTGGCCTTCTTGTAGCCACCATCCGAGCCACTCGTATTTGCGGAGCCGCCAGTGGTCGGGATCTGCGTACCGGCGGTATTCAGGCTGCTGGAGTTCGGCACAACCTTTACCACGTATTCCTCAAAGTCAACGTCAGATACGAAGGAGAATGCGCAGGTATCAAAGCCAGAGACCTTCGAGATCTTGGTCTTGTCTGGGCCGGTGATCGTGACCACAGGAACAGCCGTGTTGACCGTGATCGATGCTGTAACTGCTGCCGACTCATTGCCGACATCGTCGCGGACCTTAATATGCACGGTCTTGAGTCCGTCGCCTTCGGCCAGAACCAGCGACTTCGACGCCGCGAAGGTTTCCCACGACGCCTTTTCCTCGGTCGCCGCCGCCTTCGTGCCCCAGATCTTCATCTGGTAGCCGGTCGTAGTGGCGTCTTCTACCGCGATGTTCGCCGTGACCGTATTGCTGGTTGCATACGTCGCGCCGTTGTTGAGCAGCAATGTAAGCCCAGACGGTGCTAACGTATCAAGAATTAGATTGAAAAAACTTGCCATGTGTTAAGCCCCTTTCGTTTCACTCAGTTCAATGTACAAAAATCCGCCTGGGCGCGTATAGATAACCTCTTCGCCGACGCAAACGGTCTTCACGCCCATCTCGCCAACAAATAATTCCTTGATCTGTTCTTCGCCGATTGTAATCACGCCGTCACCCCCGTATCAGATACAGCGTCTTTTTGTCCTTCGCGGCAAGCGCGTCATATTCTGCACGGTCAATCGTCACAATCCGGTTGATGTCCGCCGAATACACATTCCCGCTGCCGCCACTCTGATAGACCACCTTCGCCGGGGCGATCTTCATTTTGATCTCCGGCTGGGAAAGCGTCATTTTAATCATACCCCGCCTCCTTTAGGAAGCTCTTCACGTCCACCTGAACGATCTCCGCCGCCTGCTTATTTCCGTCTGCGTCGGTCAGCGCGCATTGCAGACTCACCGCCCCCGGTCGCAGGCGCATTGCGTCTTCGTACGGGATTTTTACCAGCAGGTGCGTTTCGTCAACGACTACCGGCGTGTACTGGAAGAACTGGCAGGCCTGTTTTACGTAAAATTCCAGTTTTGTCACCTTTGTCAGATCGGTTCCCGTCAGCTCCACCGATAAAGCGTTCGCGATTTTCTGAAACACTTAATCACCCCCCTATGTTTTTGGGATTCCGACGACGTAATCCACCACGTAAGAGCCGGAAATCTTCGAAATCTTCACACGGTCGCCCGCCTTGAACGAAATTGACGTGTTGCATTTATAATGCTTTTCGCTTGCCGTCGTGCTGCCGTCAAAAATCAGGCTCAAACCGTCGGAATACACCGCGCCGACCGTCGCAAGGTCAAATGTCGGTGCTGTTACCTTTTTTTCTTTCTGCTTCGATAAGCCCGGAATCATGCAATCACCGTCCTTTTCGCTGTGTGTTTCATCAACTCGCCCGCTCCAAGCGTGATGCTCCAAGCGGTTTCCTCATAGATTCCGCCGATATCCGGATGGTCGATGGAGATCGCGTCCCCGATGCCGTGATTTCCCTCAGAAAATGTCTCGAAACTGATTGTTTTTACCGTCTGCTGCGACTCGCTCATCAGCCGGTTCGCGATGGTCTGCAATTCGTCCTGAGATGCAACATTGTCGACCTTTGTCACCTGCACGATTCGCATATTCCGTTTGAATGTCGAGGTCGCAGATGTCGGCGATTCGTTTACTGCCGTCGCCACAAGCGCATCTTCCAAGTCCGGATTCGAGCAGACGCACACAAAAACATTCGGCGTAGAAAAGATGTCCGTTTCCTCCGAAGCGTCTGCCGAAATCGGTCTCAGAATCTCCGTTCCGCCGTATCGGTGCTTGATGTTTGCTGCAAGCGCCTGTGTATACGGCTCGATATGGGCGATACCCTGCACGTCAAACCACACAGGCTTGTAGTTGATCTCCGCCAGAAGGTCATTGCAGATCGTCAGATAATCCGTGCCGATCTCCCAGTCCTCGCGGTCTGTGGCAAGCGTTGCCGCAGAAGCTGTCGTGATAGCCAGTGCCACGCCGCACGTTGTCAAAATCTGCTGCACGACAGTCAAGTAAGACGTGCCCTTTGCATAATGCACCCGCGTCTGCGTTTTGTTGCTTTTGAGCAGCCAACACCGGTCATACGCTTCCACTTTGACTGTCTTCCCATACTTCGTGACCGCTGTCGTCACCGTTGCGGCGCGGAACACCCCGAGGGGATATTCCGTGCCATCCACGGTCAAAATCGGCTGAATTTCGTCTGACAGAAGGTCTACAATGGGATTCACATAGAATTCGCCGGAAAAGCTCGACTTGATCTCGCCGGACGCATCGAAATAAACCGTTGGGTCATTTCCCGCCGCCCAAGAAAGTACTGATACCTCGCCGCCTTTCCGAAGAACCGCTACGCGGTAGGATACGTCACGAATCAATGTCGATCACCTCCGCGTAGTCGATCTGCTGAATTGAGAAGTTGACGACGGATTTGTCCGGGTTCACTCTCGACGTGTCGCTTGTCTCGTTCAAGTATCCGATAACCATCTCGCCGGACTGCGTTTTCAGGCACACCAATTCGCCAATCAGCGCGTCAAATCCCGCTTTGTCTTCGCCCGGAAGGAAAACCGCCGTTCCGCCGACCTTCTTTGTCACGAACTCGCTTCTTTCCGCGTGCGGGTACGTGCTGCCATACATGAAAATGTACTGAATATCGCGGTTGATCGCGTTCTGCACTGGCTGATTCTTGAGTCCGCAATGCTTGAGCGTCACTTTCTTCCCGGACGCGATGCCGTAGAGCGTCACATACTGTCCGGTCGTGATCGTTACTGTGACCGCACTAGACAAACCGTAGTTGCTTGAATCGTTGTAGCAGCCGCGCACCTGGTACGTTGTGCTGCCGGAGGACAGCTCGTCTGTGTACTGCGTCTGGGTAAGCTTCGCGATGGGCTTGCCATTCCGGTACACAAGGTAAAAATCGTAGCTGCCGGTGGTCTGCCAACTGAGATCCGCGACGCTCGATGCCTGCACGGTAAGCGTTATACTCGCGCCCGGCGTGTTGGTGACAGGCAGCGCCGCCGCGCCCCAGTCTGACCACATGCCGTACTGATTTTGCACGCGCACGCGCACCGTGTGGCTGCCGTCCGCAAGATACGCCGGGCTTGTCCACGTTTTGTCTGTGCCGTAGTGCGTGCCGCCCGAGAGCTTGCCGTCCAACTCCACCTGATACGCCTCCTGCTCGGATGTCTGCCAGCTGATGGACGGGCGCGGACCGGTGGACTTGATCTGAATGCTCGGAGCCGTCGGCGCGGCGATCACGACGATCTGCGCCGCATCGCTCCACTCGCCCGCAATGCCGTCGGCGTTGTAGGTGCGCACGCGCCAGTATTTGATGCTGGATGTGAGCGTCCCGGCAGGGCACGTCCACTGCCGCGCAGCGCCGGTCACGGTTGCAAGCGTCTGCCATGTGCTGCCGTCGGTGCTCTTTTGTAGGTCTGCCTTGCTCTGCGCTGTTCCGGTTGAGATCGAGTGCTGCCACTGAAACAGTACGTCCTTTGAGCCATCAATCACCGTATCAACCGGACTCAGAGGCGCGGCGGTCGGCGTTGCGTCTGCGGTCGAGAGTGTCACCCAGTCGGACGTTGTAACCACGCCGCTGTTCGCCGTAACTGCGATCTGCCATTGGATGCTTGTTGTGCCCGCGAAGGTGTTGGCCGGAACAGTGACGCTCTGCGTGTTGCCGGAAACGCTGATCGTGTGGATCGTGCCGCTCGTCCCGGAGCGCCAGCGGAAGATGGCGGATGCCTGCTTGAGTTCTGCAATGCATTTTTGAGCGGCTTCTACACCCCACGTGAAGGTGTTTGGTTCGGATTTGATGATCGACCCGGAGGACGGCGTCACTTCTGAGATTTTGAGACCACAAGTTACCGTATCGTCAACAGAGACCGGGATATACGGTCTATTTGTTGATTTTGTCACGATTGAAACCCATTCTGTGGTTATGGACAGACTCATATACAGTCCATTTCTAGCGGCGTCTATAATCGGCAGACCATACCCGGATTCGCAGGCTTTCGGAAGGGCAGAAGCATCGCTGACCTCTACGTCGACGTCGGAGACATGCCGATCTTGCTTCGTTGCATAAGTGACTGTTAGCGGATCAAAGCTATGCTCAAGACCGCCAATGCGCGTCCGAATAGTGCCCGAGTCGCTGGCGGCGGTGAGATAGATTGTAATTTTTGACCAATCATCTACAAGCTTTTTGTACTGTGTGCCATCGCTCGGTGGCTGAAATTGCATGTACAGCAAGTCGCCCTTGTTAATCTTGGCAGGGGATGTCGTGTGATCGTTTGTGTTTTGCGCGTCCTTCTTGAGGATTGCGAACGCCGAACAATATAAGTTGAAACTGGTTGCCACCTCACGTCACCCCCATTCTGGCCACTCTTCTTTGATTCTTCATCCGGCGGATGAAGTCGTCGATCTCGCGGATTTCATTTGCCTGTACGATAAAGTTGTAGGTATCGCCGCCGGAGAGGCTGCGCCCTTCCTGATTCGTGCCGATGAAGTTTTCGCTTCTCATGCAGATACCCCCATCCGCGAAGTCAAACGCTCATTTTCTGTAATCCTGATGATGTCATTAAACTGCTTCACCCGGTCGGCATTGATGTTGTAGTAGTTGTTCGTCGTGCCAGCTCCGGCAAGCGCCGGAAGATGGCCGAAGGAAGACATTCCAAATGTCATCGTGCCGAAATCGAGTTTGCTTTGAATTCCACGCTTGACATTTGAGAATTCTTTATCAAAGCCCTGCCCGAGTCCTTCCGCCATATATCCGCCAATACCGGCGAAGACCTTAGACGGAGACGCGATGCCGAGGAAGCTTTTCACACCGTCCACAAGCCCCGTGAAGACGTTTTCAACCGTCTGCTTGAAACTGTTCCACATATTCACGAAACCGTTTTTAATGCCATCGACAATGTTCTTTCCGATGCTTCCCCAGTCAAACGAAAGGAATGTGTCCACGATAGACCGAATCAACTGCGGGATGACCATAACGATATCCGGAATCGCTTCAATAAGTCCGGTAGCCAGGGCTGCAATGATTTTGGGACCTGCCATGATGATCTCCGGCAGATTGTCAATAATGCCCTGCACGATGCCAAGAATCAGGTTTGGAATCGCCGCGATCAGCTCCGGCAGAGCCTTGATAAGCCCATCTGCAAGCGCCATTGTGATTTCCACGCCTGCTTCAAGAATTTTCGGCATATTTGCAATGATTGCCGTGACAAGGTTCGCGATAACGTCCGGGACTGCTGCAATCAGTTTCGGAGTCGCATCTACAAGCCCATCAACGAGAGCCAGAATGATAGCAAGCGCTGCGTCAATCAGGTTCCCGAGGTTGTCCGGGCTAGTCAAAACCTCTACGATTTTAATAATTGCATCCGTTGCGGCGGGAATCAGCTGCGGGAGCGCGTCTGCAATACCCTGTGCAAGCGATACAATGACATCAATGCCAGTCTGTGTGATCTGCGGCAAAAGTTCAATGAGAGCCGGAACGAACGTGTTGATGACCGTCGGCGCAACGTCCGCCAAAACCGACAGCACAGACGGCAAAGCCGCCATAAGACCGGTTGCAAGGTTTGTAGCGCCCTCTACAAGAGACGGAAGTACCGTGCCCAGAATCGCCGGTAACTGTTCGCTTACAGTTCCGATAAGGGATGTTGTCGCTTCGACGATACGCGGCAAAAGCTCCTGAATCCGAGGAATCAGATTATTTCCCGCGATGACCACAGAATCCGTAAAGTTCCCTACCAAAACGCCTAAATCTTGGTCAGGGTCTGCCATGCCGGTCACAAGATTCTGCCATGCGGATTTCATCATACCAAACGAGCCCTGAATCGTGCTTGCCGCTTCCTCTGCCGTCGTGCCCGTGATGCCCATTTCCGTCTGCACCACATGGATAGCATCTACGATATCCGCATAACTTGAAATATCGTACTTGATGCCGGAAATCTTCTCTGCGTCCGCAAGCAGCCGCTTCATTTCCGCCTGCGTTCCGCCGTAGCCGAGTTTTAAGTTGTCCAGCATTGTATAGTTCGATTTAGCAAAGCCTTGATAAGCATTTTGGATGGATGTCATGTCCGTGCCCATCTTGTTTGCGTTATCGGACATATCGGTAATTGCCAAGTTCGCCTTGTCCGCTGCCGCACTTGTGTCTCCATCGAGAGATTGCAGCAGAGAGGCCGAGAAGCTCGTTACCGTCTCCATATATTCATTTGCGGACAGGCCAGCGGCCTTATATGCGTTGTTCGCATAATCCATAACCTGATCTTGGCTGTCCTTGAAAAGCGTCTCCACGCCGCCGACAAGCTGTTCATAGTCAGCGTAAGCGGCAACCGCTTTTGTCCCGAGCGCTCCGATTGCAGTAGCGCCAGCTGCGACACCCGCAACAGCTACTTTCCCAGCCGTCGCAAGTCCGGATTTCAGTTTTTCCCCGAGTCCGGATGTTTTCTGCCCGACTTCATCAATGCCTTTATTCGCTTCGGTCGTATCCGCACCGATTTTTACAAAAAGTTCAAATAGATTCATCTTTCACCACCAGTCCGCACCGCTTAACAACCTCGGCGGTGATTTCTTCGCAGGTTCGGTTGTCCTGTGGCTTTGGGTCTATCAGATCGGAATATTTTGCCTGCACGAAGCTGCCGCCCGCGAATTTCGCTGTGTTTTCCGTCATTGTGCGCAAACACTCCGCCGTATAAATACGGAAGGCTGATTCTTCCTGCTGCCGCTTTACCAAAATCGGCAAAAGGCGAATCAGCCCTCCCACGCTTATCTTTGGAGCCGCCAGAAGTGCAAGCGTTACGCTTTCGCCTCCGACGCGCACGATTTGAAAAAATCCAGCATATCTTTGTCCCTGACGATATCCTGAATCTGCCGCATGGTCTTGATAATACTCTGCTTTTTGATCGCCTCGACGGTCGTTTCGTTGACCGCAGCCAGAATACCGAGTGTGTCCTCTCTGTGCTTTTTCAGGATCAGTGGAATCCACTGACCGATCTTCTGCGCACCGATCGCGTATTTTTCACCGGCCGTCTGCGGCTTCTCTGCGTCAATCTGTGCTTTCAGACTCTCCCGAAGCTCATCGTCCGTCAGAATATTGAGCGCGTACACGCTGACCTCGCAAAGAACGTCAGCCGCCCTATCCGTGCTAAGTTCCGAAAATTTCATACTTTCTTCTCCTTACGTTTCAGCCGTACCGGCTTTGATATAAACCTCATACGGCACAACGTCCTGCTTCGATATCGAATAGTGCGCCGTGTACTCAAACGCCATCTGTCCCTTGTTTTTGTCCGCTGTTTTCAGCTGGAATCCGCCGGTCGACAGCGCGTTCATAAGACGAATAGCAATGAAGCCACCGTTTGTCGCACCGTTCTTGTCGGAATAATCGCCCACAAGCCAGATGTCCGCAAAGTCAGCCGTCGAAAGATCGCGCCGAGGAACAACTTTCGTCGTATCCGTTCCGTCGATGTCAGCCGCCGCCATGAGAGATTTCGCGGAAGTGGTCGTAGCTGTTACGTATGTACCAGCAAGCTTAACTTCGACATCGTCCATCCGCTTCATTTCCATTGTGTTCTTGGGGCAATTATCCACATCCGAGCCGTAGTCAGAATACGTCGGTTTCGCGGAAAATGTAACGCCTCCGGTAGTCGCGCCGATCTGGTTCTCCGGTTCAAACGTTCCGGTTGCAGGCGTAAATTCGCTCAAAACAACGCCAGCGTTGATTTGCAGCTGCTTAAACGTATCCGCCGGAATTTTTGTAAATTTCGCCATGAAATCAGTCCTTTCAGTTCGCGGTAATGTATTCGACCGTTACGTTCAAATACCGCCGCTTGATGTATTTGTCGGAATCGTCCGCGATGTTCTGGCACCACGGCGTTCCGCGCTTAATCCAAATTGCGCCGCCGTCGCACGGAACGAACACGCCGCCCAAGCCGATCGCGTCCGAAATTTCCTGCGCTTTGGCATTCGGTTCTGCTTCCTTTTCCGTGTAGTACCACAGATTCACCGTAAGCCCGATTTCTCCACTATCCCATGCGCCCGTAATAAGCTCATACGTGAGCCACGGGAAAACAGCATCGTCCGGCACGCTGGACGTCGAATAGGCTGTCAGGAACTGCGAAAACCATTCTTGTAGAGCCTGTCCTTTTGTCATGCTGGTAACGCCTTCTTTTCTGCCGTGAAATACTTGAGATCGAAGCTAGCCGAGCGTGGGGTTTTCTTTGCCATCGGCTCCGATGTTACACGGTACGTCTCGCCGGTCGTTTTATCCCGGAAGAAGTCGTTATACTCAATCGGAACGCTTTGCTGAACCAGAACCGAGTAAACGCTTGTAACGCCCTCTTTTTCGGCTCTTCTGGCCTCCATCGACGTATCAAGCGCCTGATAGTTGTAAAACTCCGCGCCTTCCGCCCACGTCGTGATATAGCCGCTCTCGCCGTCCGGAACACGGCTTTTATCCAAGAGGACACACGGTCTTGCAAAATCGTCAAGTAAGCTCATATCTTCCTCCATTGGTTCAGGCGCGACTTAAAAACAGACTGCCATGTTACCATTCCAGCGCCGGTTGCAGACCCGCTCGTCGATTTTGAATAGCTGTACCCGCCGAAGCTCTCCGACGTGTACGGGCTCGCGGCGATGTCTCCGTTCTTTTCCTGCCACGCCTTGATTTCCTCTCCCAAGCAGAGAAGTGCGGGAGGAACAGACATCGGCCAGATAGAGCCGTCAAATGTCTCGTCTGCCATCGCGTAATCCGGGTATTGGTGAACTCCGTCGTTGAAAACAGAGCCCACCACACGGAAAAACTGTCCGTTTTGCAAAAACGGCAGTGTGATGCTGCCGTTTTCAACCGTGTACGTGCCACTGATTCTGTCAGTTTCGAACCAGTTCCGAAGCACCCCACATAATTCAGTCAGCATCACACCGCCACCTCCATTACTTCGCCGTTACCGTCGCATTGCCAGTCTTCTGCGCCTTATAAGTCGCGTCAGCCTCAACGACTGTGATCTTCTTGCCCGTAGCCGCCGTGATATCAGACTTGCCGTCCCATGTCGACCACGTTCTGACATTCTGACCATAGGTCACAGTCTCAGCCGACTCACCTACCTTGTACTTGTAGACGTTCCCAGACACTTCCTTTGCCGGGGTAACCGTGATCTTCGTGTCGCCGGTTGCGGTTCCGGCTGCCGAAGTAACGGTCAGCGTGCCGAGCGAGGGGGTCTCGTCAATGTCGGCAACGGCAATGCCGTCCTGATACTCCGCGAACAGGGTCATACCCATGATTGCAAAGGACTCGGAGACCGCCGTGGAGTAGTTACCCTGCACGTGGAAACCAACCAGGTTCGTTTCGCCATCAGTCCTGTAGTCAAGACCGGCACGGGCGAAATCGCTGTCAGCCGGGTCGATGTAGTACAGGACGATGTTCTCGACCGGAGTCGCAATGACACGACCGCGCTTGATTTCTTCGTCAGACAGCAGGAACACGGTGCTGTAGCCCATGAAGTTCTTGATGTACTGGAAGCCGAATTCAGTCTGGATGGTGATATCAGCGCCGCCGAGGTAGTCATACAAGTCCATGACGTTCACGAAGCCGACAACGTTTGTCGCGGTTCTGTGCATCTGCTTGAACTTGTTGATAACAGCGCCTTTCGCCATCGCAAGCGCACGCTGCCAGTTGGTTTCGCTGACGCTCAGAAGACCGGTATTCAGGTAGTCATAGAACCGGTTCGTGACGTTGGTCTGAAGCTCATACAGGAAAGCCTCGTCGGTCATCGCGACTGCGACATCATAGCCGTATTCCTTGATTGCCTCGATGGAGACCGCCTTCGCGTACTTTTCGACGTTGATGTTCGCATAGTCCTTCTCGATGACAGTCGCTTTGGAGTAGGGGATCTCTTCGCCCTCGCCGACGCTCTGCGCGAGAGTCACGCTTGCGGTCTTGGATTTCAGGACGGTTCCCGGCTGCTTTTTGATTGGGCGCATAATGCCGAGAATGTCGCGCAGGTGCTGCCAGTTCCGCGCAAAACGGGTTACAAAATCGATTTCACGAGCGGTTACCTGAACGTCGCTCGTCATGGTCAGGTTGTTTTTTGCTGCCATATTATTCTTCCTTTCCGAACAAATTGAGATTTGCGGCAATTGCTGCCTGCCGTTCAGACGCATCCTTGATCTTAAAGATGTCGTCCCGGCTCATAGCGCCGCCGTTGTTTGCGGGCGGGTCTTTGGTGTCCGCGCCCTTCTGTTTCGTGGTAACAACGAAATCTGCCCACTCTTCCTTGATGGACTTCTTCAAATCATCGGCGTTCTTGATCTTGCCGTCTTCCAATTCAACCGAAGAAAGATCGGTGACCTTCAAAACCGAATCGATTCGCTTTTCGCTGATACCCGCAGACTTCAAAAGTTCCCGATACGCGGATTCCTTCGCGCTCTTGGTTTCCTTCTGCATCTGCTCTCTTTTGTAGTCGTCAAATTCCTTTTTGACCTTGTCGTGCTTATCCTTCCAGCCATCGTCGCCTTTGGCTTTCAGGTTTTCCAACTCCGCCTGTACTCCGGGGAGCTTTTCAGCGTCTGCCTTATACCGTGCGAGATCGCTTTTCAGCCCGTCTACGGTATCGGTGTGCGCCTCAATGATCGTGTCCATCTGCTCTTCCGTCAGCCCCATTCCCTTTAGGAGCTTCCTTGTTAATGCCATGTTCTATCTCCCTTTCCCTTGTCGGCGGTTCTTTGCCGCGACAGAACAAAAAATGTGGCAACAGTCGTTTCTTCACTGTTACCACATTTATACCGCATATTTTAGGCTCTCTTACGCAAACTTTCAGCCATTTTTCAATTCATCCTCTACGATCTTCCGGTATTCGGATGCATGGTCAGCCGCTGCGGGCTTCAAATACGGCTGCGCTTTATTGCCCGCCGTCCAGTGCCAGTTCCCATTTGCGTCCTGATACGCCCACGGCGTAGGTCTCCCGCCCGGATAATACTTACCGGTTCCGAGTTCGACGTATGCGGCATATTCCGTGTCACTTCCGACGTATGCCGCTGGCTCTTCTTCATCTACACGGTGCGTGATGCTATTCTTCAGATTTCCGGTATCGACCGGGCAAAGCCGCTTTGCATACTTTTCGGCCGTCATGCCGATCTTTTCGAGGGCGCGAATCAGCGCGTCGTGCATAGCGGACTTCACTTCTTTGGAATTATCGATAAATTCAACGCTCACGCTTTTTCCACCCCGCCCATTCTGCATATGTCATGTTTTCAATCAGATCATTTTCCCCTGTCTCAGGATTTCTGGCGCGGCGCTGTCCTCTTGATGTGTCAATTCCCTCTATCACAGATACCAGCGTGCAGCGGCAGTTGTATATTTCGGCGGGCACTCCGTCCGGGTCTCCCGGGAATCTGCAACCATTGGAAAACTTCTTGTCGTTATCCACGACCTCGCCGTCAAGCATCGCGTGAGAATGGCGCGTCCTTCCGTCCAGCGTCGCCATCCACTCTTTGCGGCATTCAATGCCCATCTTTTCAGCCGCAAAATAAGAATCCATCCGTCCGGCGTTCTGCGCACCCGTGACTGCCGTTCGAGCTGTCCGGATAGCGGAATCGCGGTTCATGGTGACAATTCTGGATTGTAGATCATCTGCCATGTGCTTGATGCTCTTGCCCTGCAAAATGGAGCTTGTGACGCTGGCTGCGATCTGCTTTTTGCCCCATGCAAGATCAATTCCACGATTTAACGCTCTTTTCGGCGGGTAATACGGCATAAGCTCCGGCTGTTCCACAATCAAGCGCTTTACAGTCTGTTCGTCCCATAAGTCAAATCCGACATCGCCGGTCACTTGTTCAATGGTGTACGCCGCGAAATTCCGATTCAAACTGTAAATGCCCGGCGTTGCATCGTTGACATACGCAACAGCAGCAGCGTTTGCATTTGTCATGCGATCTGCGACCTTATCCCGTAGCGCTTCAAAGCGCTTTCCACGCCCGATCTGCGCAAGCCGCCATTGCTTGTATTGTTCCTCGGTGATATCGCCAGCGTCCAGCCGTGCCTTTTCGGCTTCGTCACGGTCTGCGAACTTTGCGAAATACTCCTTGATGATATCCGTCAGACCGTCATACGCTTCTTTGTAAGAATCGTATATCCGCTTTTCGAGCGCCTTTAACTCTTTTTCGGTGAGGTCGTATCCCTTATCAGGTCTCATCGTTCACCATCTCCGGCGGCTCGAAGCTGCGCTCAATATCCTCTGTCGCTTTTCTTTTCAGAATTTCGGCGACTTCTTCTTGCGTCAGCCACGGGAGCTTGTTCAAAATTGTCTCATCATCGAGGTAATTCGCGGCAAGAAGCACCATTTGCGTTTGTTCCAGCTGATTTGTTACCTTAGAGCGAGTAAAAGATGGCTCATCCTCAATCCCAACGATTTTGAAAAGCGCCTGTAAAAAATCAATTACGCAGTATTCAAATTGATCGACCTTGTTATCCATCAGCTGATATGCCGCATTGATCTCCGTCGCTGTTTTCTGGCCGCCTTGCAGTTTTGTAACGTCCAACATCTGAAAATCTCGGTACAGATCGTCGCTGATTCTAGAAAGAAGCGCTTCCCGAGCTTCAACCGGGATTGTGAGCGTATGAGCCTCTGCCTTCGCGCCGTCATCGTCCACAAGACCTACACCAATTCTCCGCATGGACTCTTTGAACCGTGCCATATCGATCTCGTCCATGCCACCGGCATTGGAGATCGTCCAGTAAATAACGGATGCATCATCAACCGTATTTGCAAAGCCGGATTTGATCAAGTCGTAGCAGTCAATTGCCTCACGCTGGCCAACCAACTCGGACTGCTTTGCGCGGTTCCCGTACATAGGAATAATAGGGAATCCCGGATAATTCTGATACGCCAGAAGTTCAGTCCCGTCAATCTCAGAAGTCGCTTCCACAGCCACATAGCCGCGCTTCGGCTCCAAGATCATCATTTCTTCCCCGCTCCGTCGGATGTACTGTGTAAATCCGTCAGGTTCGAAGAGAGTAGCACGCAGCGGCTTGCTTGTGCATACTTGCCAGAAACGAATTCCCGACCGAAGCGCTCCGTTTTCCTCATCCAGAAGTGGAACAAATTCTGTCACATCAAACACTTCAAGGTGATCGAGATTCCAGAAGCCATAGGAAACGCCGCCGACAAGCGCGTCGTGTGCTGCGTCTTGGAGCCGTGTGTCAAACCCAGCGCCCAACTTCGCTTTGTTTTCCTCTTTTTTCAGTGTCACGCCGTTTCCAAGCAAATACTGGGTTTCCTGCGTGACGAAATTTGCAAAGAAATTGCTCCGAAGCTTATAGTTCGGACTGTAATTGTCCGGAATAACTTTCCCGTTGAGTGTATAAAGCAGCTTTTGAAAATTAGCAATCGTCACATTCCTGTGCGCGTCATACTCCTTCGCAATAACCGCCTGTTTGTATAAATCCGAGTCTTTGTGATTATTTATCGCGGACAGAACAAATTCCATCCGTTCCCGGTCAGACTTTTCCGCAACCTCTAAAAAATCCTGATATGTTTTCATCTTTTACCTCACCGCGCCAGTTCCGGCACAAATCTGTGTTCTTTGAAGTGCTTTTTCAAGACCGTCATCACCATGTACCTGATTTCGTCCATAGCGTGGTCGTTTTCCTTCACGACGCGGTCAGATTCTGCTTTTTCGTCCCACCTGTAAAGCCCGAATTCGCGGATGGCGTCCTCGCAGCTCTCATGGATTTTGAGCTTCCCGGACGCGATCATCTCAGCCGTTGTCTGTACGCCGGGCAGTACATCATTCACAGCCCCGCGAACTTTGAACTCATGGTTCTTCTTTACGGTGGCAATAAAAGCGTCCGCCGACGGGTCTACAATCAGGCATTTTATATCCCTCCCGCCCGCGAGGCGCTTGACCTCTGAATAATACTCTTCCGGCGTTTTTTCTTTCCGTTCTTCTCGCCCACAGTAATAATACTCTCCGATTCGCACCGCTTCCGTTTTCGTCACGCACCACAAGCCAGCCGAAAACGGGTTGTGTGTGCCGTAGTCAATGGAAATGTAATAATCGCCGGTGTCCGGTATGTCCTGCACAATGCAGGAATCGCCAAACATCGGATACACAAGCCCTTCTGCAATGCAGCGCTCACCGAGGATATCCCGTCGATACCAGATGCTTTTTATATCATACTGGCTTTCGATTTCCGCAAGCCTTTGGGCTGTAATCGTTGCGTTGTCCCGGATAGTAAAGTGCCGATAATTATACCGTGCACCAAACTGCTCCGGAAATCTGTCTATGTAGTTCTGATAAATCCAGTGCCCGGGAGATGAAGGGTTCAAGTCCCAAAATACGCGCCGCAATTTCGCGGCAAGCTGTCGGTTGAACGCCTCCTTGATCGTATCCTCATGGTGGAGGTTGATCTCGGTTGCAATCCACATCCCGTAAGAGTTACCACGTATTTTTTTGAAACTGTCCGCCTTCGCGCCACCGGCGAAAATAACAACGTAATCTCGCCCGCAGGATTTAATTACAAGTGCTTCATTTCCCTTATACTTCGTCCATCGGCAGCGTCCACGGAAAAGATACTCGAGCCCGAACCCATTTGCATCTCCAATGTTGAGTTTTGCGTTCGCCGCTGTGGAGCCGGTCGCCAAATGGATTCTATCAGGCGTACCTTTGTTTATCATCGTTGCAAAGGCGGCAATATTGTCGATGGTTTTACCCGCTCGAACAGCACCTTCCGCAACAGAAATAGTGCAGCGCGTCGCATTCCGGATATATTCCTTATGCTTATCCCCGAACGCCGGGTGGATTGTCGAACTTTTCATTCGATACCCGCTTCTTTCAGATAAGCGTCCGTATCCTCCACGTCAATCGATTCTTCTGGCTCATCGCGCTGTCCTAAGTACTGTTTTCCGAGCCAGATAGCCATAGACGCATTCTTTTCGGCGAGTCTCCACTGCATTCTTCGCAGTGATATTTTCCCTTTACCCCTCTTTTTTGCGAATACTTCGGAGAAATGCTCCCCATAAGTTCTCTTACACCATCCGTCTAAGGTTTTATCGCTTACATCAAGCGCGTCGCAGATTTCCAGAAGGGTACATTGAAGCCCGCACAGTGCCTCGAACTGCTTCTGATCTATTTCCTTTTTTGGTCGTGCCATACGCGCCCTCCTTTCTCCTCTGGCGTTTGATAAACTTCTCCATGTCCCGCTTCAAATACGGGCTCGTTGTCTTGTCAATAATTTCCTGTGCTTCTTCAATCGTCATGCCCAAGTCCTGCCACGATTTTCTTTTCTCTGTCGGAAAGTTCCCACACGTTTGTATCACATACTCTTACTTTCTCGGCGGCGGCTTTCTCGGCGGCGGCTTTCTCGGCGGCGGCTTTCTTTGAAAGCAAATAACCGCTTCCGAATAGTGCTTTCCCGCTTTCCTTCTGCGCATCAAGCCCACGAATGAAATGCACATCATCTGCACAAATTTCAAGTGATACGCCATGCGCCGCCATGTAGCAAAGCATTGTTGCCGTTAATACTTCGTCCGGATATTCATATTTTGGGAGCGTTTTATGCTGTTTTGCAAGATTTTCTTTATTCGCTTCGTCTATCTGCTCTCTCAAATCAGATGCGGCAATAATTTTTTTACTTCCTAAGTTCGTCACAAACGATGTGTTTACGCTTGCACCGTTTTCATAAACCACACCGCTACCGCAAGCAACGTAGTTTGCCTTACCTCGCATGATTCCGAGCAACGTCAAAGTCGGCGCAAAAAGAAAATATGCAATGCCGTTTTCCGTATACCACTCACAGATTTCAGAAATAATAGAAAATGGAGGATTGTCAATAACAACGCACCCTTTTGGATAGTTTTCTTTTTTATAATCTCCTCCGGGATAAAAAGGGCGAACAACCGGTGGATTACCGAGTTTATATTTTTTCAGACTCCACCGTTTGGCTACATCGTAAATATTTTCTGGCGTGTAGCAATCGTCCGTTGTTTTCTTCGCCTCGAACTTTTCAAGGAAAGCTTGGTAGTCCTCATCATCGTCTGAAAGCTCTCCACGCTCCATCCTTTCCCGGAACTCCTGCTCTCTTTGCTCGTTGGTCATTTCTTCAATTTCGGATTCGTCCAGCTCCGGAAAAGAAAAGTCAAAATCAAACGCCGACAAATCCAACTCCGGCAGTTCACCTTTCAGCAGGTCAAAGTCCCAGTCGCTCTCGTTGCTCTTGTTGTCCACCAGCCGCAGAGCGTTCACCTGCTCCGGTGTCAGATCGTCCACACAGACGCATGGCACTTCTTCCATGCCCAGCTTCTTTGCCGCCAGAGCGCGGCAATGACCGATTACAATCACACCGTCCCGGTCAACTACAATCGGCTGCACAAAGCCGTACTGCTTGATGCTCTCAGCAACGTTGTTGATCTGTCGTTTATCGTGTTTTTTTGCATTCTTCCCATAAGGCGTAATGCTATCTAATTTCAAACTCTTTACTTCCATTTCATCCCTCCTTATTCACCCTTCCAATCTTCCTTTTCACGCTCCACCGGATTGCGGTTTCCGGTGGAGCTAAGAAAAAGGAGGTTCCGCAGTACGCTGCGTAGCCGTAAGAAGGATGAAAGCGCAGAGGATACACCTCTACGCTCTCAACGATACACTATGTTTAAGGCTCTCTTACGCAAACTTTTGAATATAAACCACGTTTTTCTGCCACCAAGTAGATAAACTGCCTATGCCATTCCTGAGCGGTACGCTCCGAAACATATACCACCATAGCAGCGCCCTGTAAGGTGTGTGTACGCTTCCAGAGAACCAAATCTATGAGCCGGATGCGTTCCGCCCCGTCGATAAGCTGTTTTGTTTCCTCGATTGCAGCTTCGACAGCAGAGATTTCATCCCGCGTCATAAGCGTACCGCTTTTGTAACTTCTTATCATCCACTTCGCATACCCCCACCATCCATAGCGCGGTTTGCTCACCGTATCAGCCCCCTTACTCTGTTCCGCCCAATATTTTCTTGATATCCTCTGCATTGATTTTGACAATATCCATTACAACGTCGCTCATAATGTTAGCGGCAAAAATAGCCTTGTCTTGCCCTGTCGCGTTGAAATATCCCGTCTTCGTTGTCCCATCTTCAGCAGACGCAACAATGCAGATCGACGATGGTTTGAACTCCAGCACAGTTTTCAGGGATTCTTCCAGCCAAGTGGAGTATTCCTGTTTTGTAATATCCCCCATCATCTGCCCGAACTCCCGAACCCATTTTCCCCGCGGTCCGTCTTCTCGAGTGAGCTGACCACTTCCAGCTCCGGCAGGATGCAGGGCAGTATAACAAGCTGCGAGATCTTATCGCCCCTACAGACCTTGTAGGGCTTGCTTCCGTGGTTGTATAGCTTGACCATGATGCTTCCGGTGTAGCCGACGTCTATGACCCCTTCGCTTGTGATTCCGTACTTGACATTCAGGCCGCTTTTGCTCTTGAGAAATCCCACGGTGTTTTTGGGCAGCTGGACATGTACGCCGGTATCAAACAGCCTGCTTTCTCCGGGGGAAACCCAAACATCGTAGTCCGCAGAATGCAGATCAAGCCCCGCGTCGTCTTCATGCGCCCTTGTGGGCATGATCGCCCACGGTTCCAAAACAATTTTCATTTGTCCCACCAATCCTTGATTGTATCGTTCCGTTCGAAAAACGGCTGAAAGAACGCCCCGCAGAGCTTCTTGAGGCTCGAATCGATTCTGTGAATGGCCTCGTCAGATTCCTTCTTCCCCTGCCATGCTACGCCGTATTCCTTCTCGAGTTCGCGCATCTTATCGAATAACTGTTTCGCTTTTGAAGGGCTTTTGAGCATCCCGAGTTCATACGCCGCAACGAATAGCAGGTCGATTGCCTTCTGCATCCCAGCTTCCATCCCTGCGTTCAGGTATGCCGCGTTGCTGCTTCTGATCCGCTTCGCCAGATCGTTCATAGCTGTATCCCCCTTATGTACTTATCGAAATACGTTGTTGCTACAGCCATCGCCTGCCACATATCTTTTGCAAACTTCGTACCGTTCACATAAAAGAAACCGGGATTTTTTTTCGTGCCTACAACGCCGTATCGATCAATCAAGGCTTGACGGATATTCTTATCTTTTGCGCTCAATTGCCCGCATAAGTACAATTTTTCTTCTTTTCGATAGACTTTTTGCCTATCTATGATTCCAACCCCGGCAAACAGCGCAATTTCCAAAAAGCGGCCAATCCATACACAAGTATCGAATACCTCTTGCCCTACGGTCTGCCCCATGCTCTGTACCATCTCGATTGCAAAATTGCTTACAAGCGGGAATTCCATAGCCATCTTTTCGCCAAGCTTTTCGTTCGGAATTTTCCCAACGTCCAGCACCTTCCGGATTTCCTGCCCGTCGTGCTCCACCAACACATACCCGGATTCCATATTCCCCGGGTCAATCGCCAGAATTGTTCCCACGCTTCGCCCTCGCTTTCCAAAACATACTGTTGTAGATGTCATATCGGTGTTGGATGTAGGTACTCATGACTTCAGGTCGAAGGCGGGCCCAGCTCTCATACAAACCGCATGTCTGCATCTCCGGGCATCCGCACCGGTAAACGCAGTTAGGTACCAGAACGTCCGAGATCTCCGGCTGCACCTCATGCAGAGCTGCTTTGAAATCCTCGGCATACTCGCGCGTCTCCGGGTCTGCCTGCCTGCATAAGCGCTTGCGCATGGAGTCAATCAAAGCTTGTACGTTCGCTTCTCCCTCGAAGATCACCGGTGCGTCCTGCGGAAGCTTGTCCCTCGGTGTTCCGGTTCGGTCTGTCCTCTGCGTGGAGATAAAGCACTCCCATTTGTGCCTTGACCAGTGCGTCGCAATCCAGCTCTTAATGCCCTGCCAGACCCACGATACCGAGATCCGCCGAATCGGCGAGTGTTCGGCAATCAGAATTCGGCGCTTAAAGTCCTCGCTCGGCTCATGCCCCAGAGAGCCTTTTCCGGAGGTGGCGCGGCAGGTGTCCACGACCTCCTGCCAGTCTCCCTTGATGTTTGTAATGTGTGTGTTCATCGCGGAGTTGTCTTTCCTTTCATTACACACCTCGGCAGCACCAGCACTATTTTCCGTGATGTACTTCTCGAAGTTTTCCATTCTTTTGGCGCACCAGTCTGGATTCTGCGCCATAATCATTGTGGTGTATCTGGCAGCGTCTGTTAGGCTCATCCTTTATTCTTCCCTCCGTTCTCCGTAGCTGCAATACCCGTCAGGCTCCGGGTCTGAAAGCCCTCTCCGATCTGCGCAGTACGGGTCATTTTCTTCATTCCGACGGAAATTCTTGCAATCTTGGCAACGCACGACCGGTTCAGCGTCTACCGAGGGTGCATATGCAATCAGCTCCTGAATTTGTTGTGCCACCGTGAGCACAGCGTTGCGCCGCATATTGGGCAGTGGTCATACGGGATGTCCGCATGCACCATATTCCTGCGGTAAAGTGTAGAGCGGTCTCCCGCTAAAACCCCGATCTCCTCATGGTATCCCACAATCTTCCTCGTGCGCACTTCCGTCACCGGCGTTCCATGCACCACCTCCGCAACGTCGGCGGCGGGCATATCCGAGATGGATTGCAAGTTTTTTGCGCTGCACCCGTCCTGCATTAGTTTCATAAGTGCCGCTTCGCGGCTGATGTATTCGTCAGGCATGGTCGGTCTCCAATTTGCCTTTGTGTTTCTTCACGAGCTCCTTCGCGAGGTTCAAGCCGACTGCAGTATAGTCAAATTCTGAGTCCCCGATAGCCGGTTCAACGCATCCTTCCGTCCCGCCATATGTGCCATGATGCTGTGCGAAGTCACTTCCGTCCGGGAAACGCACGGCATAGCCGTCGTGCAGGCGCTCCATCGTGCATTTGATTCCAAGATCGACGCAAAAATGGTACAACGCCAATATTTCAGTGTATTTTACTGGAAAATCTGTGTGCTTGATGTAATCAGCCATCATTTACCCTCCTGTTCCACGCAGCCGCGGTTTCCATCCTTTTCATAACAGGACTTGTGGCGATAAACGCCCCTCCGCACTGTTTACACTTTATCGTACAGGTTGTGCCCAAAAACGCTGCCTCTCCGCCGCAAAACGGGCACGGTTTCAGTTCAGCCATCCTTCTTGCCCTCCATTTCCTGCAAAGCCTTCTCGGCTTCTTCGCGGGTGAGGAAAACAGTTTTTCCGATGTCCTCTGGCCTGATCGTCCCGAGACCTAGCGTATTCAGCACAGTCCGCCCGTTCAGTGTGCTCACGTCCGATACGGTAAAGCTATATACCCGCTTAACCGGGTGATTGCAGTATGTCCACAGCTCATCTCCCTGCCTGCACGGCAGCACCACCACGCGCCCTTCCTTGTCGGCTTTCATCAGCTCCACCATTCGTGAGATGGAGTAATCACAGCCGGAAAGTGTTTCCTCGATTTCCCGAGCCTCTGCGCACGCCTGCGGGGATAATCCCGCATCTTCGTAAGCCTTGAGCCTTTCCCATACCTCCTTCATCGTGCAGGTGCCGCTCTGCCGGCACGCCGAGTCTCGGCACTGCGCAAGGTCACAAAAGTTTCCTTCAAATGTTAGTCGTTCCATATTTGTTCCTCCACATAGCACCAGCTCTGAGGCGGGCGCTTGATCGGCACAGGCTCTGCACCAAATCTTGTCTCCAGCAGGACGAAAAATTCGTTTAGTTCGCGCGGCGTATCGTAAATTTTGAGAAGCGTTTTACTTTCCCAAGACTCGCGCCTTCGCGGAGCGCCACATTCTCGGCGGTCAGGCGCTCGATCAAGTCAGCTGCACCAATCATCATGTCGCCCATACAATCCTCGATGTCGAACGATGGGCATTTCGTACAAGTTTGTGCGTCTATTCTGCGGGAGCATATCCGCAGCGCCTGTATAATTTCCTTGTCTGTCATAGCGCGTCCTCCAATCCTTTCCACTCCCACTTGCTCCCGTCTCGGCAGCCTGCGCAGGGGCATTTTCTGTCGCAGATCGAACAGCCTGTCCATACGCGGCAACTGTTCTCGTCGGCATCTGAGTTTTTGCACCACTGGCAGAATCCACTTATCGTGCTTATCAGCGCCGCCTTTTCCTTTTCCAGCCGCTCGATCAGGTCGGCGGCGTACAGCCCGAGCCGGTCTTTGCAGTCCAGCTTGCATGGTAGCGGATCTTCTTCCATCATGCTTTTCGCCTTACACTCGCTGCATGTGCCGAATCCAAAACATCCCCGCAGCGATTCTATCGTTTCTGTGTAGACCATAGCGTTACATCCTCCCATGTGATTTGCCCCGGAAGTTCTACTACCGGCGTTTCCTGTATTCTGGTCTTTTCCTGCTCCCGACGCATGGCTTTATACTCGTTGTACTTCGCGCGATACCTGTAACTGTCGCCGAAGATCGCCCATGCTGCTTTGACGACGTTCGGTTCATATGGGCGTATGAGTTCCAGATCTGACGCAGCTCTTGCCGAGATCGCGCAGCCGCAGCAGCCAGTGCGCTTGAGCCCGTAGACCTCGTAAGCATCCGAATACCGGATACCGAAGAAGTCCTTGTACCACTGCTTGTCCGCGTCGGAGACGTAGTACAATGGTCTGAGACGGAACTTTCCCGCCGCCGTCTCTGTGAAGCACATCGTCGAACTGTCGCTGCGCGGCACGGAGCGCATCCCGCCTTCGTCGCGGCGCTCGCCAGTAATCACCATGTCAAACTGCTTTTCGATGGCGTGTGCAGGCTGTTTCTTGCAGATGTCGCAGCAGTGGTTGCTGACACGGAAGGGAATTGGATTTTCCTTGATGAAATCCAGCATGTACTTTGAGCTGTTGATGACCAGCTGAATATTCGGTCTCGGTTCTCCTTTTGAGTTGCAGCAGCATAGGAAATTGATTGCCTGTTCGCAGCCCGGATACCGTTCTTTCAGTTCCTTGCGCTTCGCCGCCTTGTCCTCCGCCTGATCGTATTCGTCGGCGATGGAAAGCGGAATGTTCTTCTTCTGCACCGCTTCCAGACCGGCGGACATGATCTTCGAGACAAACGGCTGCCCGTATTCACGCGTCGCCTGCACGATGTTTTTCTTCGGGCGCACGGTCTGGATTTCCACACCGTACAGCTCTGCCGTTTCCTTCACGTGCCGCCGCGTGGCTTCCATTTCTAACCCGGTTTCGAAAAAGTAATACTTGACTGGCGACAGACCGAAGATCTTTCGGGCCGTCTCGATCATGTGAAGCATGATGTCGCTGTCGCTGCCTCCGGAGTACGAACACATCGCGTTCGGATGCTCCTTCAGGCGTTTTGCGATGATGCTCTGGATCGCCTGAAACTTCTGCGGTGCATCAAAGTCCGCATACGGCGGACGCTGCGTATAAACGCTGCTGCGGAACTCGCCGTCTTTTTTCGCTCTCACGTCACATTTCCCCTCCTATTTTCCGTTTCCCTCTTGCCGCCCTCCGGCAGTTTCTCGCGCCTCCGTCCGTCATCTGGCTTATGTCGATGATCTCGGCGCGCTTGTCGTAGCCCGCGTTCCGTTCAGCCTCATAGGCAAGCCACGCTTCGCAGGCAGCCCCACAGCCCGGTTCGCGTCGCGGGCAATCCCTGCCGCATGGTCCGGCGTATTTTTGCCTGATCATGTCTTCCTCCTGACCTGCACCGTCACTTCTCCGGCATCAGCCGGGGATAGAGCCCAGAAATGATATCCGGAATGACGATCCAAGTATTCATGCCCCATCCTCCATCATCTGCCGGATCGCCGCCCTCTGGAAATCAGACAGCTCGTCCCCGTGATGCTGCACGTTGTACCCCGGCTTCTTCCCCGGCTGTAACGGCGCGCCCTTCTCATGTTCTTTCGATTCCCACGTCAAGAACTTCTGCTTCCAGTTCCGTACTGGGTCACCCTTCCCGTCGACCCAATTTCCGGCAGAATAATAGTCAAAAAATTTCTGTGCCAGATTCGGGACTCCACGCTCCTTCGCGTATGCGGAAACATCTTCCAACGTAGGTGGTATAAATTTCTTACGTTTTTTCTCAGAAATAGAGCTACTCTCTTTTCTATTTCCATTTCCATTTCCATTTCCATTTCCTAAAGGTAATACCGTGGTATTACCGCAAGCACTACCATCAGCCATACCAGAGTTATCATTTTCTTTATTCCAACGCTTGCTGATGTTCTCCCTTTGACGCTGGCAATGCTTGTCCCGTTTTTCGATTTCAAGCTCCATCCGGCGATTGAAGTACTTGCCGTCATCATCCTTCTGGAACTTGCTCATAACCTCGTCTGACGGCTTTTTGACAGCCCGTATGATTTCCTGCATCGTCATATGCCCGCGCTCTCTTTGGAGGCACAGGAGCGTGATATACTGCCCACGCTCCCGCATATCCATCAAGGCACAGCCGGATAGGAAATCCGACGTGTAAAACAAGACGGCAGGGTCTTTGTTGTTTGCCATCCCGCCACCGCCTTAGAACGGCAGCGGATCGCCGTCATCATCCATCATCGTAAACCCGCCGGGGTTTTCCGGGTTCTGCGGTTCGGTGTTTCGCTTGCCTTCACCAAAGTAAACACGGTTCGCCACGACCTCAGCAGACCGGCGCTTGTTTCCGTCCTTGTCCTTCCAGTCTCTGAGCTGCAACCGACCATCTACGACAGCCATGCTGCCCTTAAAAAAGTATCCGCTGACAAAATCCGCTGTTCCCTTCCACGCGACGCAATCAATGAAATCCGTCTCTTTCTCTCCGCCCTCCGGCGTGAAGTCGCGGTCAACTGCCAGCGTGAAGGATGCAACGGACGTTCCGCTCTGCGTCTTTCTCAGTTCCGGGTCACGGGTCAACCGACCCATAATAACAATGTGGTTCAGCATTTGCCGTCCTCCGTATCCGCCGCGTTCTCTTCTGGAGCGCCCAAAATGGCTTTCAAAACATCGTCGAAACGATACGAAGGCGTGCGCTTGTACGCCTCAAAAAGCATATCGTATCTCGCGCACTTCTTTGCCAATTCCTCATACTTTTCCGTACTCAGTTTTACATAGGATTCCATAATTACGTTCCTTTCTTATAAATCAGTTTCATTTCCTCCCAATCGGGATATTTCATCTTGAGATACCGCCTGATATACTCTCTCAGGCTTTTGCGCTTCGGTGATTGGTCAAATGCCATATGGCAGCTATCGCATAGCGTCACAATGTTCTCTTCAATTCCAAGACCGCCCTGCGAGCGTGGGATGTAATGACACCACGGATTGCCGGGGCGAAGGCAGACAATGCAGCGCCCAC